AAATAGGCAAAGCGGTTACCCTAGTGAGTTAATTGATGACTGCCCTTTTTAAAATAAATATTAAAAAAAGTGTTTCATATTAGAATTTTATTATTAGATTTGCATACACACAAAAACAATTAAACATTATGAATCAAAAAACAAGGTTATTAAACTACCTAGAAGAGGGTAAAAGCGTAAACCCTTTAAAGGCTTGGAATGAGCTAGGAATTTACAGATTAGCGTCAAGGATATGCGATCTTAGAAAAGAGGGTATTAAAGTTAAGGACGTATGGTTAGATGTATCTAACAAGTATGGAGAATTTGTAAGAGTTAAACAGTATTATTTATAAACTATGAACTATTTAGAATTTTTAGAAAACAAAAAGCACTCTATAGGTGACTTTGGTTTTAAAGCTAACTACATACCTGATATGGCTTTTGACTTTCAAAAAGCAATTATAGAGAAAGCAGTAAGTAAGGGTCGTATGGCTATATTTGCTGACACTGGATTAGGTAAGACGCTTATGCAAGTTGCAATAGCTCAAAACATTGTTAACCATACAGGAGGTAAAGTATTAATATTAACTCCATTAGCTGTAGCTTTTCAATTTATTTTAGAGGCTGAAAAGTTAGGTATTACAGACATTGAATATAGTAAAGATGGAAGCCATACTAAAAGTATTGTAATATGTAACTATGAAAGATTACACTACTTTAATAAAGAAGAGTTTCAAGGTGTTATACTAGATGAATCAAGTATACTAAAAAACTTTGACGGTAAGATTAAAAACCAAGTTACAAGCTTTGTAAAGAAAATACCTTATAGATTTCTTTCAACAGCTACACCATCACCTAACGACTTTATAGAATTAGGTACTAGCTCAGAGGCTTTAGGTTATATGGGTTATATGGATATGCTTACTAAGTTCTTTAAGAACAATATGGCTAGTATAGCAAAACAATCTAAAAACATAGGCGAGAAATACTACTTAAAACCACACGCAGAAAAAAGCTTTTTTGCATGGGTTAACCAGTGGTCAATGATGGTAAAGATGCCTAGTGACTTAGGTTTTGATAATACTAGATATGAACTACCTGAGTTAATCACAAATAAACACGTAGTAGAGAATAAGTGTACTGTAGATGTTGACGGACAGATTAAAATGTTCACTTTTGTAGCAAAGTCTTTTAGAGAAATAAGACACGAACAAAAAGTAACTTTAGAGGATAGATGTATTAAAGCCGTTGAATTAGCAAAAGGTAAAACGTCTGTATATTGGGTTAACTTAAACGATGAAAGCTCATTAATTAAAAAGTTAGATCCTGAGGCTGTAGAAATTACTGGAAGTATGACTATAGATAAAAAAGAACAGATACTAATGGACTTTGCTAACGGTAAGATTAAAAGACTAATTACTAAAGCTAAGATGACTGGTATGGGTTTAAATTGGCAGCACTGTAATCATTCTGTTTTCTTTCCAACTTATTCATACGAACAGTATTACCAAGCTATTAGACGTTTTTGGAGGTTTGGACAAAAGAATAACGTAGTAATAGACTTAGTTATATCAGATGGACAAACAAGAGTACTACAAGCTTTACAGCAAAAAACAGAGAAAGCAATACAACTATACGAAAACTTAACAAAAAACGTAAACTCAGTTTACTCAGAAACTATTAAACAATTCGATAACGAAATTATTAAACCTAAATTTTAATTATTATGAGCAAAGTAAAAGAACAATTAGTAACAGACAATTACGCAATCTATAACAGTGATTGTATGTATGTAATGCCAACGCTAGAAGATAAGTCTATAGATTTGTCAGTTTATTCTCCTCCGTTTGCTGGTCTATATAACTACTCAAGTAGTGATAATGATTTTAGTAACTGTGAAAGTAAAGAGCAGTTTTTAGAACAGTATGAGTATTTAGTTGAGCAAATAGCAAGAGTAACTAAAGATGGTCGTATAACGGCTGTTCATGTTACTGATGTATTTGATAATATTTGTAGACTATGGGACTTTCCACATGAAGTAATTAAAATACATGAAAAGTATGGATTTGAATATAGAAACCGTATTACAATATGGAAAGAGCCGTTAAAGGTTCGTATGCGTACAATGGTGCAGAGTTTAATGCATAAGTTTATAGTAGAGGACTCTACAAAGTGTTTTACCGCAATGCCTGACTATGTTTTAATATTCACTAAGAAAGGAACTAATCAAGTACCTGTAACGCATCCAAATGGGTTAAAGAAGTATTACGGTGAAACTCCAATACTACCAAATATTTTAAGAGCATGGAATAACGCTAATAAATCTGATTTAAACGAGCCTCAGTTATGGGATTACTTAAATAAAGAGTTTAAAAACCATAAAGACCCAAAGACTAATAAATTATCTCATTACATTTGGCAGCGTTACGCTAGTTCTGTTTGGGATGACATTAGAATAGATAACGTATTACCCTTTAGAGATTCAAGAGAAGAGGATGACGAAAAACACGTACACCCATTGCAACTAGACGTAATTGATAGAATAGTTGAAATGTATAGTAACGAGGGTGAGGTTGTTTTAACTCCTTTTATGGGTGTAGGTTCTGAGGTTTATAGTCCAGTTTCATTAGGTAGAAAAGCTATAGGTATCGAATTAAAAGATAGTTACTTTAAACAAGCTAAGATTAACTTAGGTTTAGCTGGTGATAGATTTCAAGAAGAGGCAGAACAAAAAAGCTTATTCTAATGAAAGACTTAATAGAAGCAAATTATAAAAGCATAGTAGATCGGGGGTTAATAGCCCCCTCTACTAATTACTTTGAGTTTATTGATAAACTAGATGAAGAGGTAAAAGAATTTAAAGAGTCCTTAGACTGGTTTATGAGAACAGATAAGCTAGGGTTTAAACCTATGCATATGGATGTATGTGAGGAGTTAGCAGACGTTATAATGGTATGCTTAAACTTTGCTAAACATTATAACATAGATATAGAGCAAGAGATTAAAAATAAAATTAAGGTAAACGAACAAAGAGCTAAAAATGGTAAAAGATAAAGATTACTACAGATTTACAGCGTTGAGATTCCTAGCTAACTCAATAGCATTACTAGAGGATATTGAGGACTTAAAAGAAACTAAGTTATATTCAAAACAGTTAAAGCATTATGGTAATAAGTTTGTCCAGGAGCTGGAAAGAATAGCAGTACCTTTAGAGGATGAGTTAGCTAAAAATGGAGAGATTGGAATAGTAGATGAGATTACAAAAGTAGTTAGAGAATTTAACAGAAGTGTAACAGATCAATATTTAGTAAAATAATAAGGACATGAATGTAATAAGTTTATTTAACGGAATGGGAACACTAAGACAAGCGTTTTCTGATATGAATATAAATATTGATAAATACTACTCAAGCGAGATTAAACCATACGCTATAGAATTACAGCAACATCATTTTCCTGATGTTGTACAAGTTGGAAACATTGAGAACTGGAAAGAGTGGGATATTGATTGGAAAACTATTGATTTCATTGGAAGTGGTTCACCTTGTCAAGATTTAAGCGCAGCTGGTAAACGTGCAGGAATTAATGGAAGTAGAAGTAGTTTGTTTTTTACCTTTGTTGAAATATTAGAACACGTTAAAAATCTAAACCCAAATGTTAAATTTCTGCAAGAAAATGTAGGAAGTGCAAGTAAAAAAGATGTTGGAATTATGAGTAGATCTTTAGGTGTTTATCCTGTTAGAATTAACAGTAGTTTAGTTACTGCACAACAAAGAGATAGATATTATTGGACTAACATAAAAACAAAAAAAACAATGTTTGATAATGTTTCTGATATACCACTACCAAAAGACAGAAATATAATGTTTAAAGATATTTTAACAAGTGGTGAAACTGATAAAAAAAAACATACTTGTTTAAATACTGGTAGCGGGTCTGGGGGTACTCAAAAATATTTAAAACATAGGAATGAAACTACTGGTATGATAACTTTAATTTATGAAGAAAATAATGAATTAAGAGTAAAAACAAATACAGTTAAAGGTTATGATGTGGTTACTGAAAATGATTGTTTAGATTTAAGTTTTCCAACTTCTAAAACAAGACGAGGACGAGTGACAAAAGGGAAAGCACCTTGTTTAATGCAAAGTAACAACAACCTATTTAGTTTTAAAAATAAAAAATTAAGAACTGTAAATAAGGTTGAGATGTGTAGATTGCAAGGTTTTACAGATGATTATTGTGATATATTAACCCAAAGAAAAGCAGGTAGTTTACTTGGTGATGGCTGGACTTTGCCTGTTATTATTCACATTTTATCATTTATAGACTACAAAAGTAGTTAGGTATTTTAATAGAAGTGTAACAGATCAATACTTAGTAAAAAAAATGATTATGAAGATATTAAATTTATATGCTTGTTTAGGTGGTAACCGATATAAGTGGGATGAGGTAAGTGATAATTTAGATATTACAGCCGTAGAGCTAGATCCTGAGTTAGCTAGAATGTACCAGGAAAGATTTCCTAATGATACGGTAATAGTTGCAGATGCACACCAATATTTGTTAGACCATTATAAAGAGTTTGATTTTATATGGAGCTCTCCTCCTTGTCCAACTCATAGTAGAATGGCTTTTAGTCAAAAAAATAGTAAAGTAAATTATCCAGTATCATATCCTGATATGAAACTATATCAAGAGATTATATTTTTAGATAAATTTTTTGATGGAAAATATTGCGTAGAAAATGTTATACCTTATTATGAGCCTTTAATATCTGCACAAAAAAGAGGTAGACATTTATACTGGGCTAACTTTAAGTTGCCTAAAGACTTAAACTGTAAAGCTCCAAAATCATCTTGGAATCAACCAGGTTTAAGTTATTTAGAAAAATATCATGAAATTGAGAATTTGATGAAAAACTATAAAGCTAAAAAAAGAAAAGATAGTATGATAAATAATCTAGTAGACTATGAAGCTGGTAGAACTATTTTTGAAACATACTTAGGAATACAAAGAAGTAACGATGTTAAACAGATTAGTTTATTTTAGTAAAAAAAATAGTATATTTAAATTACTATGAAAGTTAATCAAGTTAAGGTAGGTGATAAGTTTTATTATAAGAGTGAATGGTATAAAGTTCTTAAATCAGATGATACTTTTACCTTTAGTAACAAGATAGAGAATGACGGTTGTAGATATTTACTTTTGAATGATACCGAAGTAAGTATGGTAAAAGATGAGTATTTTAAAAAGAACCCTGATCATAAATAAGATGGCTAAAAAAGTAGGTAGACCAAAATCAGAATTTGAAGAGTCAAAAAAAGACTTTCCAAAAGATTGGTACGATATAGTATTAAAAGAGTATAAAGAGGGGGCTAGTGATGTTGAAATAAAAGCAATGTTTTGGGAGTGGAGAAAGTCGTTTTCTAATGATTTATGGGATAGATGGCTACTAGAAGAAAAGGAGTTTTCGGAAACCATAAAAATGGGTAGAGCATTATCTCACTCATGGTGGCTTAAAAAAGGTCGTAAATCTTTAGATGATAGAGAGTTTTCTTATACTGGTTGGTACATGAATATGAAGAACCGTTTTAATTGGGCTGATAAAAAAGAAATTAAAGAAGAGAAGAAAGTAGAAACAACTTTTGATTATAGTAACCTAGATGCAGAAACACTTAGAACAATTATTAAAGGGGTTAAACCTGACAAAGATACAGAGTGAGTTATATAAGAAGTCTTTCTATGATTTTAGCTTAGACGCTTTTAAAACACTTCACAATGGTCAAGAGCTTATTCCTAATTGGCATATTAAATTACTATGTGATAGGTTACAAGTAGAGGCTGAGAGAATAGTAAACGGAGGGGAAAGAGATAAACACCTTTTAATCAATGTACCACCTAGAACATTAAAGAGTGAGTTAGTAAATGTTTTCTTTAGTGTTTACTGCTGGATATTAAAAGACTCAATACAGTTTATTAGTTCAAGTTACTCAGCAAGTTTATCTATAGTGCTTTCTACTCAGTCCAGGAGGCTAATAGAGTCTGATTGGTTTATAGAGCATTTTCCTGATATTAAACTATCTAAAGATGAGAATACCAAAAGTAGGTATACAACTACTAATGGAGGTTTAAGATACTCTACCTCAACTGGAGGAACGGTTACAGGAATGGGTGCAGATGTAATAGTAATAGATGACCCACAAAACCCACAGTTGGCACGATCAGAAGTAGAAAGAGATAACGCTAATAGATTTTTTAATGAAACCCTAAGAAGTAGGCTAAACAACCCTGACAAAGGTATCTTTATTGTAATTATGCAAAGGTTACACGAGGATGATATGACAGGAATGTTATTAGATAAAGAACCTCATAACTGGGAGCATATTTGTTTACCAGCTGAACTATCTGATAACGTTAAACCAATTGAACTAAAAGAGCTTTATGTTGATGGGTTACTGTTTCAACAAAGATTAAGTAAGAATGTCTTAGATGGCTTTAAAACTGGTTTAGGTTCGTATGGTTATAGTGGTCAATACTCACAGTTACCATCACCAAGTGAGGGAGGTATCTTTAAAGGTGATTGGTTTAACACTATTAAAGAATTACCCAATAATCTTAAATTAGACCAGTTAAAGTGGGATTTTTACCTAGATACTGCCTACACTAATAAGCAAGAGAATGATGCTACAGCAATGTTATGCGCTGCCTTCCACAATAACGAGCTATACATAAGAGAGGTAAGAGCCGTTCGTATGGAGTTTCCTGAGCTAATTAAAGAGATACAAAACTTTACAATAGTAAACGGTTACACAAATAGAAGCCGTATATATGTAGAGCCTAAAGCAAGTGGTAAAAGTATTGTACAGATGCTTAAAAGAAGTACTGGATTAAACATAATGGAGGATAAACCACCAACTCAGGATAAAATTAGTAGAGCAAGTAGTATCTCCGCTTTTGTTGAGAGTGGTAGGGTAAGTATGTTAGATGGTAGATATATAGATAACTTCTTAAATGAGCTTAAAGGCTTTCCTAATGCTAAACACGATGATATGGTAGATGTTTTAATAATGGCTATTGACAGGAATACAAACAGACGTAAAAAAGTTAGGGCTATGTCTTAATGTTACGAATATAAAGTTAATCGTAACATTGTTTGATGTGTTTATTCTCAATTCGCAAATCAAAAATAATTTATTACATTAGGGGCAAAACTAATAGATGGGAGATAAAGTTAGGGTTAGACTAAATAAGTCAGAGATTGAGTTTTTAGGGTTAAAAGTAAAAAAAGATAACAGACATAGATTAACAGAAGAACAACACAAAGAACTAATAAACCTTAGAACTACACCAAACAAAAGAAAGTTTGTTGAAACTATTAAGAAGTTAGACAAAAACGGTAGAGTAATATCCAGCACAGAGAAACTACAAAGTAAACCGATTGAAGTACCTGATAACTTTGAGGTAATTAAGGTAAGCACATCTAAGACTACAGGTCAACAATGGATACAATACGCTCCAAAGAAAGAAACAATAGAGGAGGCTGTAGAAAGCTTTGATTTTGAAAAGATAATCCAAAAGTATATTAATCCTTTAGATATTTATGGATCTGATACGGTTACATACAAAAGTACCAATCTTAAAGACTTTGATAAGCTTATTATAACAGATGTTCACATAGGTATGGATACGGACATAGATAACAATACTATGTATAAAGCTGAGTGGGATAAGAAAGAACTATTTAAAACCGCTCAGATAGTAATAGATAAGACTTTAGAGGAGCAAGAGAGTGATATTCTTTATGTAGATGAGTTAGGGGATTTGTTAGACGGTTTTAACGCTCAGACCACTAGAGGCGGTCATGCACTACCTCAAAATATGACTAATGAGGAGGCTTTTGATTATGCACTAGAATTTAAGCTTAAAATACTATATGGCTTAATAGGTAGTTATAAAGAAATACATTTTAATAACATTTGTAACGATAATCATAGTGGTGCTTTTGGTTACTTTGTTAATGAAGCTTTTAAACAAATAGCTGAGCTACAATTTAAAAACGTAACAGTAACAAACCATAGAAAGTTTATTAACCACTACTTTGTTAAAGACATTTGCTTTGTGATAAGTCATGGAAAGGATGATAAGAGTTTAAAGTTTGGTTTTAAGCCTCACCTAGATTTAAAAGGAGCTGATAAGATTGACCAGTACTTAAAACAAAATAAGATTTATAAAGATGCTGAGTTAATTATCTTTTGTAAAGGAGATTCTCACCAACTTTTAATGGATATGTGTACTAGTGATGATTTCTATTACTTTAACTATCCAGCTTTAAGCCCATCTAGTAACTGGATAAAGAACAACTTTAAACTAGGTCGAAGAGGATTTGTTAATGAGTCTTATAAAGGCTTAAAACA